TATAGGTATAGGAACTGGAGCAACTGGTAGTAGATTAAACATAAGTTTTCCAATGGATATGAGTGGTCATACTAATGAAGTATATAAACTAAGACAAGCATCAATGACATTTTTAGATTCACCATCTACTACTTCAACAATAACTTATAAAGTTCAAGTCAGACACGCTGTAAATGGCACCATGTATATTAACAGAAGTGGACAAGATTCAAATGCAGATTACGGCACTAGAGGCATATCAACATTCACTATTATGGAAGTTGCTGGTTAATCTCAAACACATTTTCCTTATAAATACTTAAAAAGGATTGTGTAATGGCACTCATTGAAAATATATTTATTGACCAAGACGCTGATTTTTCAAAAACAATCACAGCAAAAGATTCTACTGGAACAGTAATAAATCTCTCTGGGTTTTCAGTTGCAGCTATGTTGAGAAAAAATCATCTCTCATCTACTTCAGTAAGTTTTACTGCAAGTGTAGCAAGTGCATCTGATGGAACAATTACAATAACACTTACCGACACACAGACAGCAGCATTAGAAGCTGGTCGTTTTGTATATGATGTTGTCATAACATCTAGTGGTGGAATAAAGACAAGAGTCGTTGAGGGTCAAGCAACAGTCAATCCTAGTGTAACAAGGTAGAACAACATGGCAATTCCTTCAACAAAAGCAACTTTCAAAGAATATTGTTTGAGAAGTTTAGGTAAACCAGTTATTGATATAAATGTAGATGATGACCAAGTAGATGATAGAATAGATGAAGCACTCCAATATTTTGCACAATATCATTATGATGGTGTAGAAAGAGTTTATCTAAAACACGCAATCACTCAAACAGAAATAGATAGAGCTGCAACTAATTCATCTGAAAGTGCAACTGATAAAATAGATAATTCTATAAGTGCAACATGGTTAGAGGGGAAAGGTTTTATTCCAGTCCCAGACACAATTGTATCAGTCATAAAAGTTTTTGATTTCACAGATAAAAATACAACGAATATGTTTGATATTCGTTATCAACTTCGTCTAAATGATTTATATGATTTTTCAAGTGAGTCAATTATTCACTATCATATGACCAGACAACACTTAGATTTTCTTGACCATATTCTTGTTGGTGAGAAACCAATAAGATTCAATCAACATCAAAATCGTTTATACATAGACATGGATTGGAAAAATGATTTAGCAGCTGGTGAATTTCTTATTATTGAAGCATATAGAAAATTAAATCCAAATACATTGACAGATATATATGATGATATATTTCTAAAAAGATATGCGACTGCATTAATCAAAAGACAATGGGGTACAAACCTATCAAAGTTTGAAGGTGTACAAATGTTAGGTGGAGTAACACTTAATGGTGCAAAGATTTTTGAAGAAGCACAAGCAGACCTAGAAAAATTAGAAGAACAAATACAACTTGCATATGAGTTACCACCAGATTATATGATGGGATAAGTTATGGCAACAAACGTATATTTCAATACTGGGACTCAATCTGAACAAAATCTCTATGAAGATTTGATGATTGAACAACTCAAAATTTATGGACAAGATGTTTTTTATATTCCAAGAACATTAGTTAAGGAAGATGAACTTCTTGGTGAAGATGTTTTGTCTAAGTTTGGAGATGCGTATCAAGTTGAAATGTATTTTGAAAATGTAGAGGGATATGAGGGTGAGAAAGAAATCATGTCCAAGTTTGGTTTACAAATGAATGAAGATGTAACTTTTGTTGTATCAAGAAGAAGATTTGAACAACTTGTTTCTACTGATAGTAATTTAATTGTAAAGTCAAGACCTAATGAGGGTGATTTAATTTACTTTGATAAAGTAAAGAAAATGTTTGAAATATCTTTTGTAGACCATGATGACCCATTCTATCAAGTTCATAATGTTCCAGCTTTTAAATTAAAGTGTAAAACTTTTGAATACTCTAGTGAAGACCTTGATACTGGTATCACAGAGATTGATGCAATTGAAACAGATAATTCTCTTGACCAGTTAGTATATCAGATTACTATGGAACAGTCAAGTTCTACCACATATAATGAGGGATTAGAATTAGAAGATGGAACTGGTAATATAGACCTAGAAACTGCAGCTGGTACTGGAACTCTTATAGGTGAGAATGAAACTGGTGGTGACCAGATTGTTCTTGAAACTGGTGACTATATAATACAAGAAGGTTATGTAGTTGACACAATAGATGAAAACGCAATGAATGATTTCTTTGAAACTCAAGATGATAATATCATTGATTTCACAGAGTCAAATCCATTTGGTGATATAGGAAGATAATATGTTAGGACAACAATTTTACCATGAAACTATGCGAAAGGTTGTAGTGGCCTTTGGTACTATTTTTAATAATATTAATATTGTCAGAACAAATAGTTCTGGTGCAGTAACACAAAGTATGAAAGTACCACTTGCGTATGGCCCAAAACAAAAGTTCTTAACAAGACTTAGAGAAGACCCTAACCTTAATAAAAAGGTTGCACTAACTTTACCCAGAATTGGTTTTGAGATTTCTGGTATTGCATATGACCCTTCTCGTAAATTAAACTCTATTCAAAAATTTAAGAAAACAAATAATTCTGAGAGTGGTAAAACAATGTCATCTCAGTTTATGCCTGTTCCATATAACATGGATTTTGAATTAGTAGTTATGGCAAAACAGTCAGATGACGCACTTCAGATTGTAGAACAAATTTTACCTTTCTTTCAACCAGATTACACAATTACATTAAATGACAATACTTCAATGGGAACAACAAGAGATGTTCCAATTATTCTTACTGGAGTAACATATTCAGATGAGTATGAAGGTTCTTTTGAGGATAGAAGAGTTCTTACATATACAATGTCATTTACTGCAAAATTCTATCTGTATGGGCCAGTTACAGACCAGAAAGTTATTAAACAAGTACAAGTTGACCAGTATACAGATATGCCTGTCAACGCACCAAAGAGAGAACAAAGATATACAGTTGCACCAAGTCCAGTGACCGCTGATGCAGATGATAACTTTGGATTTAACGAAACAACATCTTTCTTTGAGGATGCAAAGAATTTTGATGAAGTATCTGGTACGGATAAAGAAGACGCATAAATAATAGAAAAGGATTAAGACATGGCAATTAGAAAAATCAATTCTCGTTCTATTCAAGATGGACAGATTGCAACTGCTGACCTTGCAGATGATGCTATAACTGCTGGTAAAATTTCAGACAGTGTTACTCTTGGTGTTGGATTTTTCCAAGGGGAAAATGGTAATAGAGGTGATACTACCTCTGGTAAAGGTGATATCTTTCGTACACACGAATCCGTTTTAAATACTAGTGTCACGATTGCATCTAGTGAAAATGCACTATGTGCTGGGCCTTTGACTGTATCTACATCTGGAACTGTAAACCTTACAGTTAACGGAAATCTTACGATTGTATAGGGGATAAAGAATGGGTTCAACATTAACAGTAGATAATATCGTAGGTGCAACTAGTTCAAGTGCAGTCAAGATTCCTGGCCATGTTGTACAATGTGTTCAAACATATGATAACACAAATGAAGCAACTTATAGTGCAACTGCGTTTACTAATATTACACATTTAAATACTACAATAACACCTAAAATTGCTGGTTCAAAATTTTTAATTGAGTGTACAATTTCTGGTGCTCACAATGATGATGCTTATGTGGGGTTCAAATTATATAAAGGTACTTCAGAAATTACTGGTGCAACACATACTGCTGGTTCGCCTGGCACTGGTTGTATGTTTGGATTTACAGTAGATAGAGCATCTGGTGGTAATGTTGGACATCACTTACAAACTATTTCCTCAAGATTTTTATATACTCATGGTGGAGATACATCAACTGCACAAGAATATCGAATTTATGTTTCACCTATGAGAACGGCAACAAGATATTTTTATTATAATCGTGTAGGTATTTACAATGATGCAAACCAAATGTCTGGTACATCTTCAATGACGATTTGGGAGATTGCATAATGAGTACTCTTTTTGTAAACAAAGTTCAAGCTGCATCTAACCAATCAACAACCATAAATGCAAATAATGGAACTGCTGGTATCACAATGGATACTGCTGGTAGAATGAGTTTTAAAAATCCTGCTATTGTTATGGCAGGAATTGCATCTGGAGAAAACCAATCATTTAATACTGCTGTTACAAAAGTAAACTTCAAATCTGATACTGGTAATTTATTCACTCAAATAGATAGTGCAAGTGTATTTAATGATTCAACAAGCGAATTTACTGCTCCAGTTACAGGCATCTATCATATTATTGTAAGTCTTTATGACAGTACAGCATCTCAAGGTATGAATGGAATATTGATATATGTTGGTGGTGCAAGAAAACACAATGTAACTCATAACAAACAATTCAATTCAACTGCAAATGAAAGTATATTTGGTGGTAGTGCATTTATGAAATTAGCAGCAGGACAAGTCATGGATATTCGTGCTCACGCAACTGGAACAACTACATTAGATTCTAATCCATATCATACTTATCTACAAATTTTTTACGCTGGGAGTGAATAATGGCATCAACATTAAAAATTAATAATATAGATACTGCAAGTGGTACAACCATTACACTTCCTACTGGTAAAACCTTAGTTGGAACTGATGAAGGTGCTTTTAGAGTGCCAGGCACTATTCTTCAAGTAAAAAGTTATAAACTTGGTAGTGGATACACAAATTCTACAGAAGTAAATATTTCATCAGGTAATGTTTTTATCGGTGGTGGAACTATTACACCAAAATCTGCAAGTAGTTTAATTCTTGTTATAAGTAATCAACAAATGCACAATGATACTGCTGGGCCATATGGTTATTTGAGAGTTGTCAGAACTATTAGTG